ACCAGGCGGTGCGGCACTCGGTGCTGGCATAGGTGCTGTAAGCGGGGAAGCCTTAAAAAATGCAGATGCACTCGTAGAGGCCGAGGAAACGATTGAGGCGTTAACTCATGGCGATGTATCTGCCCTGGTAGCACAGGGAATGGCCGAGCATCAGAGCGGATTCGCTGAATTTACTTCCTACATAAAAAGAATCCTAATAGGAGCGGCAGTCATTCTAGGATGTTACCTGGCAATCCCTATTTTTGTGGCGAAAAGATGTGCCAAAACAGAAGTCACTCGATCCACCACTCGACCTCCCTTTCCTCGACCTTCTGATCAGAAATGAAAAACTTAATTCTACTAAAAAAGAAATTCGAAACACTCCCAAAGCGAGGCAAAATGATTACTGTATTTGTAGCTTTAATAATCGGAATCATCGTACTCGACTGCCTATTTAAATGATGATTGATCGAGTGTCAGTCTTAGGAATGTCAGGCACAGCGGCCACCTTTGGCCTGTCTGCATTTGACTCGGTAATTGGAATCGCGGTTGGCCTGGTGACATTGGTTTATATGTCTCTGAAACTTTGGCAGGAGATAAAGAAGTGAGCAGATACCGCAGTTACGGCAAACTAGACGATCCATTCGTGACAGAAGGGGATACTTTCTTTCTGCGGATGAATGCTCGACTTCGCCCTAATCAGTTGAAGCCTGGTGAGGTAGCATTGTCGAAGAATGGCCGGATGAATGATGATGGAACATGGCAACCCCGCAAGGGATTATCGACTCTATTCGGATCGATCACATCGGGAACAGATGCGATTCGTTTACCCTATGTTATTCAATCGGCATCCCGATCATCGGGAGTGGTAACAATCGTATTGGATGACACTCCGAGTCTATCTTTTATACCAGGTGAAAATATAACAGTCGCAGATGTTGATGCATCGATTGACGGCACTCATGCATTAGCTTCTGTCAATTTTACCACCAAGACACTTACTTTTGCTAACGCTGGAAGCGATACCACTTTCACAGTACAGGATGCATCAGTCGGAAACACATCCGTCTGTTCCGCCGGCAATTCCATCGCTACGACTATTAACTATGTGGTCACTGCGGCATCTAGGGCTACGAATGTCGTAACTCTTACCCTTCAAGACACGCCAGCCTCAGAGTTTGTGGTCGGAGGCACTGTTCATGTGGATGACATTGATGCATCAATAAATGGCAGTCATACAATCACAGCAATTAACACATCTGCCAAAACAATAACTTTCAACAACCCAGGGGGCAATGCTACTTTTCCTGTTAAAAGTCCAAATGTCGGAGATACATCAGTTGCATCCACGACAGAGAATTTTACGCTTAACGATGATGGAGTAAATGCAGTTTACGGATCAGCAGTTTACAGCGATGCCTCATCGAATAATGACGATTATATTTTTTCGGCTACCAATAATCTTGCAGTCATCATTCGTCTGAAAGACTCAGCACTTTTTAAATGCCGGTACGAAGCGGGAGGTGAAACTGTGGATGGACCCGTAGGGATGACCCAAGGTTTCGACAAGATGTTTATCTTCCGATCCCGTAAGACCACTCTTTCAGCAAGCCCGGCACTTAATTCAATCGGAATATCTTCTGCCTCCCAATCGGGTCAGACGATTACTGTCAATACATCCACCAATCATGGGCGGGTAACCGGTGACTTTGTCACGCTGACTAACTTGGGGAATTGGACAGTAAATCCGAATGACTGCTATCAGATTACCAAGATAAGTGACACTCAGTTTACCGTCACAATGGCATCCTCACAGACAACCACCTTTAATGTATCAGGAGCACGGGTTGAATACTTTGAAGACTTTACTCGGGTAGATCGTGGAACTTATACAGCACCTCAGTATCTAACCGATACCACCGCCACAGCATCTAGTGGAGTGGTGACAATGGATGTGGTAAATCATGGGTTGGAGATCGGAAATGAGATCACTATTAGAAATGGATCATCTCCGTTCGATTTATTCGTAAATCAAAATGCGATTGTTACTTCTGTATCCGATGAAGATGGGGACAATGTAAATGACCGATTTACTTTTAATCTTGGAGTGGAAGATGTTTCGCTTGGAGCATCCCTTACTGCCTCCCGGCAACTAGCAATCGGAAAAGGATTCATCCATATGCCGGCGGCTCCCTGGGGGCAGTTTCATCAGCGTAGGCTATGGGTTCCTTATTGGTTTACCTCGGACGCATCTCCGACTGATCGTAATAATCGTTCGGAGATTGTAGCCTCTGACATCCTTGACTCAGATACCTATGATCGAATTGGTAATCAATTTACTATAACCGCTGGTAAAAGCGATTTCCTGGTAGGCATCCAACCATTTACTCAGGACACTCTTGCGATATTTAATCGTAAATCGATCCACCTGATGACAGGCGTAAGTGGATCTCTTGCCGATGTAAAAACCAATGTGGTAACCACTGAGATCGGATCATCTGCCCGTAAGTCAATCGTTCAGGTGGCCAATCAGATTCTATTTCTTTCGGATCAAGGGATATATGCAGTTGAGTTCATGGATGAATATAATTTACGGGGAACAGGCACACCTTTATCGGAATCCATCCAACCATTAGTGGACCGAATAAATCAGGACTATGCCCACCTCTCATGTGCCGTCTATTTCGACTCGAGGTATTGGCTTGCAGTTCCATTGGATTCAGCACATGGACGGGGAGATGCCACTAAGCTCAATGCGATCATCGTATATAATTTTATCAACGGAGGATTTGAATCCATCGATCAGGTAAACTCCACTGAGTTTGCTATCCGCGATCTGATCGTTGCCCGCGAAGGAGCACAGAACGCTCTATATTTAACTACTGAAGAAGGTGGCGTTCATAAGGTGGATGGTTTTGAGGGAGGCGATGTTGTTTCCCTAACCGCCGGGCAGGCTCAATCGGAAACAATTCCAGTGGTCAGTCAGTTGACCACCAGGCAGTACGATGCTGACTCAATGGATCGTAAAACCTTCAGCCGAGCCGAGCTTCATGTTAAATCGAATACGGGCTTTTCGACTGATGGTAATATTCAGTTTATCACCGAAGATCCAGATTCTACCACCCAATCCACAAGCATATCAACCTTGCTCGGTAGTAATCTCCCTGACTCAGAAGAGGCATCGGTAAGGCTTAGAGTTAATAAAAGAGGATTCGGAGTACAGGCAGACTTTCAACCAACCAATGGCAGACCCTATCTTCGGTCCGCCAAAGTGGACGCTAGAATTACAGATCGATCCACCACATCAGTTTCATAGGAGAAATAAATCATGGCAGTATTACAAACAGGACAATCATTCTCATCAGGCGATCAGGTTACCGCAACTAAGTTGGAAGATATAGCCAACTTGGCAACCTTTCGAACAGGTGCGAATCAGACCGCAGATGATTCCACCATTCAGGTCGATGGATCGGGTGGATACTTAAAGGTCAAATCGGCAGGCATTAGTTCTAACGAACTGGCGACTGACTCAGTCATTACTGCCAAGATACAGGATGATGCTGTAACATCTGACAAGCTTGCACACATATCAAATCTCAATGTGCTTGGTAATGTGAGTGGATCGACTGCCGCACCAATCGGCGTAGAAATCAAGGATGAGGATGACATGGCATCTGATTTAGCAACTGCTCTTGCAACTCAGCAAAGCATTAAAGCTTATGTGGATAATCAAATTAGTAATGTAAACACTAATATAACAGGACTACCATCCAAGTACACTGAGGCATGGACAAATTCGTTAGGAGGGGTAGCCATAGCAAACCAGGCTATCATAACTGTAACCCACAACTTAGGTACGACGGATGTAACTTGGACAATGTACGCTAATACAAGTGCTTCAGATATTGGAGCCGCATCCATACATGGTCACGATATTTTCACTAGTGGACGATTTGGTGCATTAGTTAAAAATTTAACAACCAACACAATCACATTCGAGTTAGCAGCAAATGGATATTCAACTGCTAATGGTTTTGGAGCAACAAATACACAAAATTTCAGTGGATCATATGTAAAAGTGGTCATAGTCGGATAAAGTTTTTCAAGACATTAATAATAAAAATTTACTTACACAATCGACCAAGCATTATGGATATTTTCGACAAATTATTTAACAGGGAACCAAAGGCAGAACCAATGCCTGACCCTAATATGAAACGAATCTCTGAGATGTCAGGTAGGTTATCGGCACAGGATCGCCAGTTGCTTGATGATATGGTTTATCTACAGGAATCTCGCAGTAAGATAATGAATCCAAAACCCCCTCAAGGCGAGAAGTTGGCCTACATCAATCCGATGGAGGAGGAGATTCTCAGGAACTCGGGAGCATCAGTTCCCACCATGACTCCTGAAGGAGTCCCATCCTTCGCACCCGATGATCCTCTTAAACAAGCCGCCGCTCTTCTTAACTCAGCGGCACCGCAGGGAGAATCGCTCGCTTATATAAATTCCGAAGAGGCAGAAATGCTTAAGGATGCCGGTGGAGCAGGTGAGCCGGTCAACAGTTCAGGCGTACCATCGTTCTTTCTCAACAAACTTTTTGGAGGAGGTAAAGCACCTCCTCCCATGCCTAAACTAAATGTCGGAAAGTCTGCTCGGGATTATGTAAACGCAATGGCTGATGCTGGTTTACAGGATTCTTTACTTGATGTACGCAAGCAATTTGATCCCCAGTATCAGGACTTACAGATAAGCCTCGCCAAGCGAGCCGCTGACCCGATGGCACAGCTTGCCGAACAGCAGGCCATGCGAGCACAGGACTTTGGAGCACAAATGGCCGAGCGTCAGGCAGGTTCTGATATATCGATGCTTAATCGATTTGGTGCTGATTTTAATCAGGCGGTAAGGGCATCCGATCCGCTGATGCAGGCTCGCGTGGAACAGGCTAATCAGATGGCCGACCAGGCATTTAGAGAGTCACAGATTCAGGACTTATCTCCTGAGATGAGAAGACGGGCGACTCAATCGGCTCGGGAGGGATTGGTGGCTCGAGGCAGGGACATGGACAATGCGGCAATCGCGGCCGAAGCGATGAGCAGGGAAGACTATTTACGGGACATCATTCGCGATAATCGAGACGATGCGATGAAGTTTGGCGGGTATGCAATGCGAGGTAACCAGGCAACCTCTGTCGATCCAATGGCTATGCTTAGAGGTGGAAGTAATTACACCCAGCAAGGGTTTGGCGAAAGGGCGGCTTTATTTGGCATACCACAGGAGCAGTCAACCAGGATCAATCCTGATGCCGGAGTGAACATCGGATTACAGGACACAGCAAATCGTGCGAACTACCTGGCGAACACTTATGCGGCTCGCGAACAGGCGGCGGCAGGAATGGCGAGTGGATTCATGAACATGATTGGAAGCATCGCTGGTGGTGCTATGGGAGGATAAAACTATGGCAATCGGCGATACAGTACAGGCAGGCTTGGGACGGATGGACTTCTCAGTCTTTCAGACAGCAGGGGCGGCACAGGCTCGAGCGAATGAGGCATT